GGGTGGATATTAGTTCGTTCTATAAATGTAGCTTGAGAGAGATTTATAGGACTATTTAATCCAATTTCAGTAGATTCATCTGTTACCCTCCTAACTGAGCCTGCTTCGGTTTGTTGATAATCTTTTTGTTGAGAATCCGGGAGGGTAGTTGATGTAACAGGGTTAGGATAAGCATTATGGTGGGGATGATTCCATAAAGAAATAGAATTTAAATAATAATATATTTTAGAAGTATCATTTCCACCCATATCTTTATCTGGAAGGTGTATTAATAATACTATTTCATTTATAAGAGGGGGGGATTTAAACTGTGGGAAAAAAGGTTTTGCTATAGGGTTTTGAGTTGTACTAGTTTCTAAAGTATTTATTTCCTCAAAATTAATAGTCCCAATTCCACTCCAACCCCCATATTGGGAAAATTTAGGGTGGGTTTCATCTAAAACAATGTCTATAACCCTAGCAGGAATAACCTTTAAGTCTAAATTTTCAACAGTTGAATCTAAGTTAGATAAGTTTCCCGTGGAGTTTAGAGCATTAGTTAAATAACCTATTCCTGTTCTAGCCATCGCTATTTTTATTTTCGAAATTTTCGTTTAACTTATCCAATTCAGCCATTAGTTCTGCCTTTTCTTCATCTGTAATACCTAGTGTATCCTCGCTGGAACTGTTATTAAGCGCGCGTTGTATTATAGTTGCCATCTTAATTAATTGTTCATCGTTACGAACACCAATATCCATATATTCTTTGATAAGGGGTACAATTAAAGTTGCATCACCTATATCGTTTATAAGAGGTTTTAATTCAGATATTAAACCCGAGATTTGGGTTGATTTCTTTTTTTGGTTATCGTAAATTTCATTAAGAATATCCGAGAATTTTTTCTTTCCGAATACTACATTATCTAATGCTCCCATAATATTTTTGGTTATAAATATGGATATAAAGAAGAATTAGAATTTGGCATAACCATTTTCTAAATAAAATATATATTGGGTTTTAAATATATTGTGGAGTTTATTAGCTATTTTAGTAATCTTAGGAGTTTTGACTTCTACTATTTCACGAATGTAAATATAAAGGGCTTTTTTATTAAATACTTCTAAATCCTCCCTTTTACGAAATAATTCTAAAATAGCATCTGCTATTTGAGCATCATTTTTCTTTGGAAATAACTCATATATATTTTCAGATACATAATCTACAAAAATATCAATATATTTATCTAAATCACTTTTTACTTGATTTTCCCCCATACTGTAAGTATAAGTAGAATTTTCCCCTGTTAAAACATCAACATTAACTTTTTTTATCTTCTTATTATAGTTTTTAGTATTATATAATATTAACCAACGTTTTACTATTGTTCCAAAATAGGAATATGCCTTTGCTCCTCTAGTGGGGTCAAATAAATGTATTTTAGATAATAAAAAGGTAATTATTTCATGTTGAAGGTGTTCTAAATTCTCAACCTCAGTGTGGTAGAATTTAAATGTATGGATAATATTCTGGGTTAGTTTAAAGAAAGGATAGTGGATATGGGTTTCATATATCCTACTTCTTAATTCTTCATCTTTTATAGAATCTAATTGGTTATATTTAACAATATAGTCCTCTGTCTCTTGAGTAAAATAATTTTTACTCTTTTTTCTTCGTTTCTTTGGGGCCATTATTGGTTGGTTTTAAACCTAGAAAGGTTGTTTTGTATTTGCTTTAATTCATTAAAAAACCAACCTATTTCATCATCACCTTTGAATGTTCCTTTTTCATCAATCTCATCTAAGCGTTTTTTTGATATTTCAACTTGATCTGTAAATTGGGTAATAAATTGGGATTGAGAAATTATAATATCCTCTGCTTTTTCATTTTTTCTTAAAAGGTTAAAAGTCGTGTACCCTAAGATAACGACTAAAACCCCTAAAACCCCAATTATTATTTCTAATATCATAAACTATCTAACATGCTTTTTAATCCGGGACTTGCCATAGTGTTAAGTGCTTTGGATTTAGCAGTTGTCTTGGACTTCAATGTATAATTTTTCTTTTGGGGCTCCACGTTATCTTTAGAAAATTTAGGTAACCACTCAATCTCAAATTCAATACGTGCTGCCATCATATCTGCTTGATGTAAGATGAATGGTAAAGATGTGCGAGGTTTGGTTTCTGGCATAAATGATTTTAAGTATTTTTCATTTGCTGGGTCATACAAACCATCATGTGTCTGGATAGATAACATTTCATTAAATGTATATTGTACCCCATGTGACTGAAGTAAAAATAACCCACGATCTGGAACAGAAGCAAATGCAATTTTCTTATTGTGCATATATTCTTCACCTAATTTATCACGTCTCCATTGATCAGTCTGGGGGATATAAGATTCATGTTCTTCATCTCCCATTTTACCTAAATCATGGTTAATCGCAGAAAATACCAATTCTTCCTGGGTAAATGTAGTCATATCACAACCAAATCCTTCCCATACAGCGGACATGGACAAAGCTGCTTTTACTACTCTATTAACGTGATCTACATACCCACCTGGGAATGCTGAATGGTATTCTTTCTTATGTGATGCCGGCATTAGAATAATACGGTCTTCATATTTTTTATAGAAATCAAGTAATTTCTGTTTACGATCACCAGTAATATATGTTTCGATGTTGGTATTAAATTCTATCCAATTTGCTTGAATTTGTTCTGCTGTTAATTTCATAACCTTAATTTATTTTAATATTGATTTAATTCTGATGGGGACATGGGTTGTGATTCTACCATATCTCTAATGTCATTTACTAATCCTTGGGCTTTAATAATATTTGCCCTGTAAGATTCAATTGGTTGTTGTGTATTGACAATTCTCTGGAGGTTGATTAGAGTTGATTCTAAATTGTCTAATTTTTTGTTTACTAAATTTCTATTTCTCATGACTTATTTATATTTAAAACAGGATGTCCCTTAAACCCCTATTATTACCTTTATTTCCAATCCTTTTTATTCCTTATTTCCCAAAATCTGTAATACCAAGGTACATGGGTAATTTTGTATATCCTAATTATTTTTAAAGCCTTTTAACTATTTGTTGGATGTTCAATAAATGTGCACATCTTTCGTATTGTTCACATGCTTCAAAATACATAATGGAACTTTGTAGAGCTTTATTAAATATCTTTGGGTTGAAATTTAAAATAGCATCAATATGTTCTGGGTTTTCAATATCTATATTTTTTATATAATGCCAAGACCTATTAAATATAGTAAAATCAGCTGCCTCCCTTGTAGATTCAGAATTATATGAAGGTTCTTCTTTTTTTAAAAACTTTTGTAATTTTTGATGAAATACAAAATGGTTTAGGATTAATTTAGTAAACATCCCAATCTTAGCAAATGGAGATTTTATAAAATCATCTAAAGATTTTCTAGTAGCTATAACCTCCTCTTGTGAGGTGTTATCCTCAAATAAGTTAAATATACTATCTTTATCTATTCCATCTTTTCTCATCAGTTATACATATGTACCTCGGGCCGGAATCGAACCGGCACGACCTTTCAGGTCACAGGATTTTAAGTCCGGCGTGTCTACCAATTCCACCACCGAGGCATTTTTAGTATTAATTACATTTACCCTTAATTTCATTATACAGTTCATCTGCATAACCAGCAGGGTTTTCGATATGTTGTGCAGTAGATTCCATTTTACCTATTAAACAATTTTTAAAATGTTTACCACTTTTACCTTTTAGTAAAGTTTCTATTGCACACGCCTTCATCCAAGTTCTTGGGTCATTCCCTTGAACTGAAGTTCTTACATTATTAATTGCTTCAATACACACTATTGGGTTTGCCATAATTTATTCTAATTCTTTAAGTTCTTTTTCAATATCCTTTTGAATTTTTAAAAGGGTTTGATATTCTTTAATAACATCTTTTTTATTTGGATTTTCTGGATGGTAATTCCATAGTTCTTCCATTACGGTTGATGTTGCTAATAAATCATTGATTAATTCTGCTTTTTGTAGATCTAATTTTTCTTGGTCTGTCATATTATTTAAATTTACTTCCTATTAAGTTAATTGTTTCTTTTGCCTCTTCCAAGCTAATTTGAAAAAATTCTTTACTGCTATTAACACGTTGTGCCTTTAATTTATGGTGTACTTCTCTTTCTACCATTTCACCATTAAAACATTGGTATGCCCATTCTACTTTATAGGGTAGGGCAACCCCTGTT